GTTTCCCAGTCACGATCTAAGGTTATTTATAAGCACTAATTTAAGGAATTATAAGCAATGGTTAAGCGACAACCTATGGCAACATTTAACAAAGGTTCTAAGCGTTATAAAGAAATGCGCAAACAACTATTGGAGCAACGTATAAGTAAAGCTAAGGAAGTGTTTGCAGTCATTGTCCTTGTATTTATATGCTCAGTAGACCTAGAGCCATTGCTCGACATGCTACTAAAGTAACTAAGTATTCTTGTGGTTCCTATTGTTTATAGCAGTGTCTTAATTCCGTTAAACAATATATAATCATTAAATCATTTAAATAATATACAAAGAATAGGAGAAGTCTATGGAGTATAAAGACCCAATATGGTATTATATGATAGTACCGTTTGCACTTATGTTAATTCAATTGCTCGCATTACTAATCTATATCAAGTGTGCTAAGTCAGTGTTAAGTAGTGTTAAGCGTTTACAAGCAATGCTCGAAGGCGACAACACTTTATATATACCAACACGTAAAGAGCAAGAGATGCAACGCCACAACAACGAACAAGAGCGCATGGCAGACAATCATCGTATCCTTACCACACAAGGTAGAGTAACTGAAAAATAATTTAAATAAACTGTGTACAAGGTTCTCAAGTCTTGACATAATTAAATAGTCGAATCAATTTATATAAACACCCAATCTTATGTGTACAACCTTAAGGAACCATTATAATGGCTACTATCAAAAAAGCATATGCAGCAATCGTTGAACTACTTGAAGCTAACTCAGACGCAGTAGTATCAGACATCCTTCCATCAGTTATCGAACTAGCAGCAGCTAAGACTGGTGCAGGTGGCGGTAAAGCTACAGCATTCCACCGTAACGAAGAAGGTGAAGTTGTTGCCATCAAGTGTTACTACCACAAACTTTGGATGGACCCACGTGTTGTTGAGTTTGGTAAGAAAGCCACTAGCCCAACAGGCATGAACAATATGTGTAAAGACGGTGTATCTAAGTGGACTAAACAACAGCGTGAATCTAAAGCTGCTGAAGCTGAGTTGTTAACTCGCGTAGCATCAGGTGAACTTGCTGTTGAAGACATCGCAGGTGAGCAAGAGCGTATCGCTGAAGAAGCAAGCCGCATCGAAGCTCGTGAAGATGGTTACGGTTTTGAAACTCTTGAAGAGTGTTTGGAAGACAGCGCAGCACGTGCTTAATCCATCATAATAATCGGGTGGCTTCGGTCGCCCTTTTATTTGTCAAGAGGTAAGAATATTATGACCGATAAAAACCAAGGACCTGTCCAGCAGGCACATGCTCTTGCTACAACAACCTCGATGTCGCTAGACCTTATACTTAATAAGTTACAAGTTACACACGAGGAATACCGCCAACATTATCCGCAGACTGAGATTACAGCAGGTCTAGCATTAGATATATTAGATGCACGCGACATTGACGGTTTAACTTTAGCTCAGATACAACGTAAGTGGAACCTAACTAACTCTCAGCTTCACTATGCGTTATACAATGATAATGCTACACGACCAAAGGTTGATGAGAATGCACTACCAAGACAACGAGTACTAACCTCACTCAAAGAGTCTAACGGTAGACGTTCACAAACTGAGATAGCTGCAGAACATGGCGTTTCACAATCATTTGTCCACCAAGTAGCTAAAGACTACGACTTACTGCCTAATAACCGCAAGAAGCGAGTAGTACTTACAGCAAGACAAAAGGAAACTATCATCGACGCAGCAGTAAATAACAAAGTTCCGGTAGAACGATTAGCTAAGCAATATGGCGTTGCTCGTGACACTATTTATAAACTTATAAGAGGTGCACAGTAATGAAGGACATCCAACCATTCATTGACTTAGGCTGGCACACAGTTCCTCTGGCTGGTAAACTTGAGCGTAACTCTGATGGTTCTAAGACTATACCACGCTTTGAATCTAATTGGCGTGACCGTTATCAAGAAGAACGTAATGTTAAGAATAGCCCGCTTGGTGGTACTATCACTGGTAAAGTCTCTAACATCATTGCTATTGACTGTGACAATGAAGCTACATGGCAGTTATTCCGTTCACTAGACCCTTACAATGAATTCGTATTCATATCTAAGGGTAAAGGTAAAGAAGCTGGTACTCTTATATATGAGTATGACGAAGACCTACCTCAGAACTTTACTATTCACGAGGATGGTATTGACCTAGACTTTTACTCTAACCATGGGTTCATATACATAGCTACTGCTGCTAATAAGTCTAAGGTACCGTTAACTGACATACCAGCAATACCACAACTACCTGAGACTGTTAAGTTAACTCTGTTGCGTCTGTATAAAAGCACAAAGCAAACATTAGTTGAAGACTCATCCTCAACACAGAATACAAACTTATTCACAGCCAACTTCTTAGCACCATTAGTTGACCAGTTTGTACGTGGACGTGGTGATTATATGCCAGGTTTGTTCCGTATTATTACACCTAAAAAGTTCAGACAACAACCACAGTATTTAGAGAGTTCACATCTTCATCCTGACAATGTACCTGAAGGTGACGGTTCTACTTACTTAAGCTCAGTGAGTGCCATCTTAGGCGCAGACCTTTCTATAAGTCAAGAGTTATATACTGAAGCAATGGTATATATCAATGACTTATTTGACGTTCCTATGGAGCAAGGTAGACTTGACAGTACAATTATTAATCCTATGATTAATCGTAAGGCAAATATCGGTGGTGTGCCAATATGGGCTTATGATGATAACTGGGAAAACTATCGCTCAATCTTTACAACTAAAGACCAAAGTACGATTGAGGTTGTCTACGACGACTTAGCTAAAGTTCATTATACTGTTGATAGTAGTCGTGGTATTTACGCGAGCTTCATACGTGACACAGAATTATATAATCACTTGCAAGCAGTAACTGCAACACCGAAAACTAAGAAGGAGTTAATACATGGAGTTCCTTTGGTCCGTACTGTCACTCATCCTCATAAGCCTTTTGGTTTTAATCCTGGTACTGATAGCACGAAGCGTGACTTCAACACTTTCAAAGCTACTCCTGCTCTGTCTGTATTTTATAAACCCGAGGATTACGCCGAGAAGTATAAGGAACCTGAATACACTCTTAAGTTCTTTGATTCTTTGGTGCCTGATAGTCGTATGCGTGCTTATCTATTTAGTTTCCTAAAGACTAAGCTAACATCATTTAAGTATTCACCAGTAGTATTATATTTCTTAGGTGTTCCTGGCTCAGGTAAAGGTACGTTCATTCGTATAATAGAAGAAATCTTTGGGTTAGTACCATCACCGACAGCACAAGAGTTTCTTGATAAGTTTAACAAATGGGTTGTCGGTGCGTACTTTGTAGAACTTGATGAATACGGTGATTCGTTAAGTACTCTACGTGAAAAGGAAGAAGCTATTGGTAAGCTAAAGGCTTTGACTGGTAAACGTAAGGTCGACATACGTGAGATGCGTACTAACTCATATAGCTATGAGCACAATATGACATTCATTATGACAGCTAACAAAAACCCTTTGATGCTTGATGACAATGACCGTCGTATTGCTTTGTTTAATACACCTAATATATTAGCTGACCAAGAGTGGGTTGAAGATGCTGGTGGTATAGACTATGTGTTTAATCAGATAATGGAATCAGTTAATGACTTTTGTTATTACTTAGCTACAGAAGTTCAACCACTGCCTGCTGCTGATTACATGCGACCACCTATGTTTGAAGGTAAGTTTGAACTAATTGCAGATAACATGCCTGCAGCTGCTCGTATTGCCTACTGCTTTAAGCAACGTCAGATTGAATATCTAACAGAGCTTTGTCTTGACTATGCATGTGACGATACGGCTAATGCTATCTCGTCAGGTGAAGTAATGCTCAGTGAGCTTGATGATTTATACCAGGAGTTAACACAAGACAAAGGTACAAGACGTGCGCTAATCAAAGCACTACGCGATAATGGTAATGTACATATGCAACGTGGTGGTAATGACGGCTCAGACTTCCGTATTAGTGGTTATCTGAAGAAGACTAAGGAGAATCCGTTTGAAGACGAAACTCAGTCTACTTAGTGGCGAGTTTATGTGTTGTGGTGCGATGTGTGATAAACGTCGCGCCCAAGAACGCATAGACCGTATGCAAAAAGTAATTAATCGCGTTCATCGGTATCTTAACGATGATATAACAACCATTGAAGAGTTCGAAAGTATGTTAGCAGAACTCGACAAACTAAAAGTGGAGCTTGATAATGACAAGTAAGATTATAGCACTTGCACTTATTGAAGAATATGAAGATGCAATTACTACATCATTTCCTAAGTGTGTATGTAATGAAGGTAACGGTGTCTGTGGTCATTGTTATTACAAAGGTAAACTAACAGAGCTAAATAAGGAGCTTGACAAAAATGATTAGTACATTTAAACAATTCCTTGCTGATGAGCAAGCTTGGGACATGTATATTACAGGCGCTGCTGGTACTGGTAAAACTACTGGTCTGGCAGACGGTGTTCAACATTGTATAGACAACGAAATTCCATATGTCGTCTGTGCGTTCACTCACAAAGCTTGTGGTATTCTTCGTAGTAAGTTACCACCTATGGCTAATGTTAAAACACTGCACTCTTTTCTTGGTAAGCGACCTTGTATTAATACGAATGCTACCAAGAAAGAGCACGTGAACCAAAATACGAAGACCTCAGAGACTGATGACGAGCCTAAAGTTTTATTCCTTGATGAATATTCAATGATTGGAGAAAAAGACTTTCTGGACATCCGTGAGGCTCAGGATTCTGATTATGATGCAATCCCAGAGCTAAAAGTAGTTTGGATAGGTGACAAACACCAATTACCTCCAGTCGGTGACATGCCAGCAATTGTTCCTGAGGGTGACTATCAGGTAACGTTAACTAAACAATGGCGTAATGACAATCCATTACAACAACCATTGAATGCATTAATATCTTACATGGAAGGTGAGCAACCAGCACCATTAGAAGCAGTACCACAATACTTTGAACGAGGGTATAACCTCATTAAAGAGTATGGTAATTGTGACGATGATAAAGTATTATTAGCTTACACAAATAAACGTGTCGAGACGCTTAATGCAGACATTGCCGGTAAGTTATATCCTGATGAACGAGACCGTGTGTTTAGTCCTACTACTCAGAAGTTCTATGAGTTCAAAGGTTGGGTAGAAGACCCTGAGTATATTGACTTACATTACAGTGACCCACTACATTTAGGTTCAAAGTATCGTACACTAGAAAATCTAATTAAGTCTGGTCTCTGTAAGTTTGCTTTGCTTGAAGATGAAGATGGTGACATTTGGCAGCATGCAGTTCTCTTTGGCCACTATGAATATAAGGTAGCTAAGGAATCACTTGAAGCAGAAGCAGTAGCATCGAACAAAGCTATTGAAACTAAATATCGTGGTTATAAAGCTGCAGCATGGGGTCGAGCTAATCCTCAGACAGCTCTAGCACGTGCTCGTTCAAAAGCATGGCGTGACTGTTTGAGCTTCAAAGATTGTGTGATTTGTATAGACTTCCCTTATGCTATGACAGTTCATAAGAGCCAAGGTAGTACATTTCATACAGTATTAATTGACACTGATGACATTGCACAATGCGCTGAACGTAACTTTGACTTATACCTTAAGTTGACGTATGTTGCAATTAGTCGTGCAAGTAATCGTGTAGTTACAAGTTAAGTACTAGTGATATAACATTTTGGTCTATGATTATTCCAAAATGTTATTTACTAAATTCTTAAAACAACGTATAATGATATTATCTTTTGAGACAATAGGAAAATTGTTATGTTAATTGATTACAATATGAGTAAAGACTACTGTTCTGACTGGACAGCTATCGATGCAATCCGCGAGATTGTGCAGAATGCACTAGACTCTGGTAAAAAGTATGAGTGTGATGCTGATAAATATGAAATTGATGTTATCACTTATGATACAGTACTAACTCCACAAGTATTTTCTATGGGTGTAAGCCAGAAAGACGGTAAGAATGCTATCGGTAAATACGGTGAAGGTTTTAAAATTGTAATGTTAGTACTTACTCGCTTGAATCTTAATCCAGTTATCTTTACTGGTGACTTGATTGTTAAAGGTTTATTTAAGCAACATGAATTTACAGGTATTGAAACTTTCTGCCTTGAGATACACAAAGAGCAATCACCAACTAAGGACACTCAGTTTATTTGTAAAGGTGAAGGTATTGACATTAGCGAGCTAGAAGCTAAAGTTACACCTTTTAATAAAGAACCAATGAAAATACCAGACAACATAAACATTATTCAAAACCGACCTGGCGAAGTATTTGTTAACGGTTTGTATGTTGCTAAAGAAGATTTAGTATTCGGTTATAACTTTGCACCTAATAAGATTAAACTTAATCGCGACCGTAATATGGTTGATGGTGTTCATTGGCAGTTAGCTAAATACTTCTCAGACTTAGGTGTTAAGCATGCTGAGACTATTTTCCACCTTATTGAACGTGATGCACCAGATGTACGTGATTTAAGTTATTATTTGTACGACGATAAACTAAAAGCAGAATTAGCTCGTTTATTCTATAATAAGTATGGTGATGGTGCTAAGATAGCTAAACCTGGTACAAGCTACTATGGTGGTTCAGGTAACGTTAGCGTTAGTTCATCTGCTTCACGTGTATATTCAAAATGTGGTGTACAAGAAGCGAAGAAAGTAGCAGACCCAGATGCACCTGACCAAGTGTTAGCAACATGGCTCAACGACAATCGTAAGAAACTACGTCGAGATGTTCGTAACAGTCTTGACACAGTAATTACTCGCTCAAAAGGTTGGCGTAAAGCTGACATATTATAGGAGAATAAAAATGAAAGAACTATCCATTGATTTAGAAACTGCTGGCACTTTAGTAGACAGTCAAATCTTGTCTATTGGACTTGCAATGTTTGATTTGAAGACTGGCGCAATTGGTGCTACTTTATACTTACCAATTATACTAGATAATGATGAACCAATTAATGCTACTATCGGTACAATTAAATTCTGGGTTGGACAAGCGCAACAAAATCCAGAAGCATTAGCAGGCTTACTTGATTCATACGAACCTAATGCTAAATCTGTGCCAATGCTAAAAGCACTACGTATGATTACAACTTTTGTCAACAATCATAAACCTAAAGGTATATGGGCAAATGGTACTAAGTTTGATATTGGTATGTTAGAATATCAGTTCCACCAACACAGTCAACCTGTACCGTGGTTCCATAACACTGACCGTTGTATGCGAACGCTTAAGAAGTTTGCTGGTAACATTGACATAGAAGATTGTGGTGCAGCTCATAATGCTTTAGCAGACGCAATTTGGCAGGCTAAATACATTAGTGCAGCATGTAATAAACTATGTCTAGTATAACTGAAATTGTAAAGCAAGCACTTACTAATGCTGAATGTCATTCTAATAAGTGTCTTGCTTCTGAGAACTTCTGCCTTGTGGTTCCACCAAGTCTATCACATATTGATAGAGTAATGGGTTATGAGGTATTAGTATCGGTTTCGCAACAATCTATAACTTTAGTTGCGAAGTCTCATGTTAAGGTAAACAATGATTTTATCTTAGCTATAACTGTATTTAACGAGGAAATGAAACATGCAAGTAAATTGGTATCGTAATGCGTCTGAGAAAGACAACAACAAAGAACATGGTACAGGTGAACTAATTGAGATTGTATCACCACACGGCACGAGTGAAAGTATTGCTATTATTGTCGGCACTGATGGTTCTTTTGTTGAAAAACAACTTAGTTTAATTAAGCAAGCTGATGTAACACCAGTGGTAAGCACGATTGAACTTGAAAGTGAAATCAATCAACTTAAAGCTAAACTAGAAGAGTCTGACAAAGTATTTGATACTGTCAACAAAGACTTAGAAGCTGCTAATAACAAAGTTAAAGAACTGACTGAACAATTAGTTAAGAAGCCTACGGCTACTAAACCTATCGTAAAACCAACGCCTAAGAAGTAAAAGCAATTTAATAAATAATTTAAAATAAATGTGTACAAGACGAAAATTTTGAATTATAATATATTTAGACAGTGCGGATAACAAGTCTAATCTGTCTAATATTAATAGCATACAGAGAGCAAACAGATGACACGTATAAATACAATCCCACCTGAACAACTTACTGACCAGCATTTATTTGCTGAGTTTCGTGAGATTACTCGAGTATCTTCATTAGCACGCCCACTAACTAAACGTGAGCAAGTTGCTGAATATACCATGGGTACTGGCCATGTTAAATTCTTCTATGATAAAGGTTTATTCCTTGCTAAACGTTTAGAGCAGCTTCAAGCTGAATTAGACAAGCGTGGTAACATTGCCTATACTGCTAAGACTTACAAGCCTCATGCTGATGGTCTTAACAATGATTGGCAACCTGACTCTAAAGCTCATTTAACTAACCTTATTCGATTGGATTCAAAAGTACGTGAACGTCCTGAGTTCTATCGCTATTATAGCAAACCTGTGCAAACAGATATTTATTTAAATTTAATTAAGCAAACTACTGCAAACTAGGAGAAGACAGATGTCTAAAATCGCAAAATTCAAATCACCTAAAGGTACTCTTGAGTGGGTTACAATTGACGGCGAAGGTAAAGAAAACCTCAGCGGTAAACTACAATATGTAGCAAACGTTGTTGTTGAAGCTGACAGCCCTATTGTTGCTCAGATTGAGAAATTCTGGGAAGAAAATAAACCAGCTGGCTTTAAGAAAGATGCTAAGTCAAATGGTATCTACCCTCATAAAGCTGATACTGGTAAGAAAGATGAAGACGGTAAAGCTATCTTTGAAGAAGATGGTAAACTGTATCTTGCTTTCAAAACTGGTACTACTTTCCCAGATGGTTCTACTAAGAAAGTTCAAATCTACAATGCGAAAGCACGTAAGGTAGAGCTTCCTGAAGGAACTAAAATTGGTAACGGTACTATTGGTGTCATCTCTGGCGCTATGGGTATCTACCAAAATAAAACACCTAAAGGTGCTTTGGTTGATGCAGGTGTTACTTTATACCTTGATGCAATCCAAGTTCTTAAGCTTGAAGAATTCACGACTGATGCTGGCTTTGACGCTGATGAGTCTGAAGAAGGCGGCTGGACTGGTGACGAAGGTTGGACCGGTGACGAAGAGTCTACAGAGCAATCTGAAGGCAAAGCTAAACCACGTCTGTAACACATAGCCTACCTTAGGCAACCGCTGGTATACCGGTTAAAGTATACCAATCTATTTACTCACTGACGAAGGAGTCAATTATGAGTTATAACAATCTACCTGATAATTGCCAAGATAATAATCCCAACTATCCTTGGAATCAAGAAGACGAGCCCACTTGTCCTGAGTGTGACTCACCTCTCATTATAAACTGCTCCGACAAGTACTGCACCGATATTGAGTGTAGTGAGTGCGACTATTCTTTTTATACGGATAACTTCGATGACTATTTATAAACTAACTAAACTTGAAGAAATTCAGGTTGATTCAACACAACCTTTATTCTGCGATACAGAGACCTGTGGTCTTTATGGTCGCGTTCGATTACTTCAATGTTATCAAGCCGATTGGACTTATGTATTATTAGTTGAGTGGCCCAATCCTATTCAATTAGCTGCATTCTTAATGCAAAACTATACTGTATGGCATAATGCGCATTATGATATTACAACTGTTCAACAACAAACTAATACTCGTATTGTACCGCCTAAGTTTGATGATACATTCTTACTATCACGATTAGCTCAGCCTCAATATGAGACCTACAGCTTAGATGATGTTATGGCTCGTACCTTAGGCAAAGACCCTTATGTAGAAGCTGGACTTGACAAGAAAATCCTACAGAAGTCAGATTGGTCAAAACCTAAGCTAACTGAAGACCAACTATTATACGCAGCTATTGATGTTAAATACATGCCTGAAGTATGGGCAGACGTGAGTCCAGCGTTAGACGAACCATCATACGTCCTTGATAAGTCTAGTCTTTGTACTGCATTAGACTTTCAGTGGAATGGTATGCCAGTAAATCAGGACCTTGTTAATTCTGAGTATACTCGTATTAATAAAGAGTTGTCTGCAATCCCTATGCCAATCAATGCGAACTCTTGGCAGCAAGTACGTAAGTGGCTAAATGTAGACCAGTCAGATAAAAAGTTCCTATCTGAGTTAGCTCTACGTGGTAATGATAAAGCTCGTGCAGTTCTTGATGTACGTTCACGACGTAAACTACTTAGCTTCCTCGAGAAATATGACCACGAAATGATTGTTGGTAAGTTCAAACCTTCAGCACGTTCAGGTCGTTTTACTTCTGATGATGAAAACTTACAACAAATTCCTCGTGCCTTGAAAGGTATCTTTGGACATGAGAAAGATGGTGACCGTGTATTAATCTATTCTGATTACGCTCAGCTTGAGCTTCGTACTATCTGTGCTATTTTAGGTGTAGAAGTTATGGAGCGTATGTTCCGAGAAGGTGTTGACTTGCATGGTTATGTAGCATCAGTATTATTCGGCGAGAATTATGAGAAAAAAGACCGCCAAGTTACTAAGACCTATAACTTCAACTTGTTGTATGGTGGCTCTGTTGGTATGGTTCTTAGTATTTTGATTACTTATGGTTTACTTATCGAAGAACGATTAGCTAATCGACATAAACGCAAGTGGCTAAACTTATTTAAAGAAATCGATAAGTGGCAACAAGAGCAGATTAGTGCTTGGCGTAAAGGTAAACTTGGTACAACTCCATTAGGTCGTCAATACAAAGGTAAACTAATGACTGACCAAATGAACATCAAGAACCAAGGTGCAGGTGCCGAGGTAGCTAAGTTAGCTTTACATTACTTCTATCCTAAACTAAAAGAGTTCAATGAGACTCATGCACAGAATGTAGAACTAATTGTAGAAACACACCCTGAAACAGCTTTATGTAACTTCATTCACGATAGTTATATTCTTGATGCACCAAATGACCCAGCAATTTATGAACCTGTTGCTAAGATGTTAGCAGAGTGTATGCAACTTGCTTGGTTTGAAATGAGTAAACTCTATAAAATTACAGACCTTCCAATGCCTATCGATGTACGTGTTGGTAATAACTGGGGTGATATTGAGAATGACATTTTTATGTGGCAGTATGAACTTCAAGACTACGAAATGTTAGTAGAAGTATCATAACAAAAAGTTATATACATATTCCGATTTGTTATTTAATAAATCGTAATTTTACGTTATAATTAATTTATTAAATCAATGGAGACAAATAATGCAGCAGTTTGAAAAAGACTACGCTAAACTAATAACTAAGATTCTTCAATCTGGTGAAGTTCGCAAAACGCGTAATGGTGAAACACGTTCTATCTTTGGTGAGATGTTAACTATACCAATGAATGGTATTGAGACTTTCCCAATCCTTCAAGGTCGTCGTATGTATTTCAAAGGCGTGTTCGGTGAACTTGCAGCTATGTTACGTAAGCCGAAATCTTTAGCTGACTTCGAAGCTTGGGGTTGTAATTACTGGAAACTATGGGCTAAAGAAGACGGTTCAATTAATGTTGACTATGGTAATGCGTGGCATGCTGATGGACAAATTGAAAAACTAAAGGATTCACTTGCTAACAATCCTACCGACCGTCGTATGATTATTAATGGTTGGCGCCCAGGTAACCTTGAAGAACTTGACTTACCTTGTTGTCACTTACTATATCAGTTTTATGTCCGCGATGGTAAATATCTAGACATAATGTGGTACCAGCGTTCAGTAGACACCATGATTGGTTTACCTTCTGATATTGTATTCGCTGCAGCATGGTTAATTGCAATAGCTAATGAATTTGGTTATGAGACCGGCGAAATTAAAATGTCTCTTGGTGATTGTCACATATACGCTGAACATTATGAAGCAGCTAAGCAATATGTAGCTAATGTAGAAACTGCACCATTTGACCGTTACCCGACTTATATGTATACACCAAAGGTTGGTAAAGACTTCTGTGAGTTTGAACCGTCTGATATTGTATTGAGCGTATACCCTTCACATCCTAAACTTAACTTGGAGTTAAAAGCATAATGACTGATATTAATCTTGGCCACGCATTTGAACGTGTATCAAACTGGAATTCAAAGCGTTACGACCGTAAGTATGACCACAAGCTAAGTGTTGCTTTGTTAGAAGAAGAACTACAAGAATACTTTGATGCTAATACATTAGTTGACCAACTTGATGCTATGTGTGACGTAGTATACGTTGCTATGGGTATTCTTTGGAAAATTGATGTTGACAATGAAACTCTAGAGTATAATGCTATGGAATCTCATCGTCAAATGGCGGACTTACTTAAGACTAACACATTTGAGCCTGTATATTTTGCTTATGCTGTATTACAACAATATAAGCACGACAACGATTATCCAGTAGCACTTGCTGCTCAAATGATGATTACTCTTTGTATGACTCAAATGAATGCTATGGGCCTAAGTACTCTTGACTCACTTGAAGCTTTACTTGTTGTTTGCGATAGTAATGATTCTAAGTCTATTAAGAAAACAGCAGCACATCTTAAAGCAAATGATGGCGATAAAGGTGTTTACTTTATACCACCTGAGCCGCGACTAAAAGCAATTTTAGCTAAAGTGGAGACACGACATGGCAACTAAGGATATTGTACCTTATGTATTAGCTGAAGCAGCTAAGTCTAATGTAGACAAACGTAAAGTAGGTTGTGTAATTACAGACCGTTCTGGTTCTATAGTTGCAGCTGGTCGTAATGCCTCATTTGACGATGATGAAACACCTGATATTCATGCTGAAGATATGGCATGCCAAGAGTTTGAAGAAAAAGACATTGATTCTTCTCGTGGTCCATTTACTGCTTGGGTGTCTCAACCACCTTGTCCAGCCTGTGCTACTCAATTGCTTGACACAGGTATTACGAACATCGAAGTTGTTGAAGCGTTTCTAAAGTTTGACGGTGACAAATTACGTCCAGACTTAATTCCACCATCAGCAATACGAGCTCTTGCAGAAGTATTAACGTTTGGTGCACGCAAGTATAAACCAAACAATTGGCGTAAGTGCGCCGATATGGATAGATATGAAGCGGCTTTGTTACGTCATATACTTTCTTATCAAGAAGGTGAAACACATGACCAAGAATCTGGTATGCCACACTTATGGCATGCAATGACTAATTTAGCTTTCATGATTGAGTTAGATGGTAAGTCGAAAAACAAGATTAAGATTGATTAAAAATATCAATTTCTACAAGCCAAACCAAGTCGTCACGGAGTTTTTAAATCAAGTCAATATGATTAATCAGATTATGAAATAAAACTTGGTGACGACGATTATAGGCGATATTTTGAAAGACTAAAATCTGTTCAATCGCCATAACTAAAAGAGTAAAGATTATGACCATTAAAATTAACAATAGTGATTTTCGTATACGTCCTTCTTCTGTAGAGTCTTTCTACGGTTGTTCTTACCAATGGGGTAAAGCCTTCTTAGAGGGTATTACTTCAATTCCTAATAGTCGTGCAGCTATCGGTACTGCAATTCATGCTGGCGTTGAAGCTATGTGGAATGATGCAATTGCAAATAAAAAGAAAGACCCTAACCTAAGCATGATGACTGATGCAGCCATGGCTTCTTGGAAAGAAGAGACTCATGACGGTATTCAGTTTGGTGCAGGTGAAGACGAAGGTTCATGCGCTGTTGAGATTATCAAAGGTACTGAAGCGTTTGTTGAAGACATTGTACCATTTACCAGTGTACCTAAAGCAGTTGAAACATTCTATGAAATTCCACTTGAACATGCTTTAGTATCAAGTCTTGGCGGTACTATTGATTATCTCGGTACTGATACTATTGCGGACGTTAAAACTTCCAAACGTAAGTCAGGACCAGAAGGTCACTCAGTACAGCAGAGTCTGTATAAAATGTTAGCTAATGCTAACGGTGAAAATATTAAGCATAACCTTATTCAACAAGTTGTACTTAAGAAACAACCTGAAGGCGCTATCTTACAACTAGAAGCTGATATTCCACATGCTAAGTATTTAGTTAATACTTTGCTTGACACTCTTGACTTAGTTGTTAAAGATGTAGCGCCTATTGAAACTATTCTGCGTCCAAATCCTAAGCATGTATTCTGTAGTGAAAAGTTCTGTGCTCATTACCGTACTTGTCCTGCAATCAAGGGTAACTTAAAACCTGCAGAAGTAATTCAAAAGGTTAAATTATAATGCGTATTATCGATAATCGTTGGGTATCTGAGGTTATCGATGTTATGACTACGGTGGAGATAGCACTACATCTTCATCGTGGTAAGAACAAAGATACAACAGTAAGGCGTACGTGTAATAGAATGAAACATCGTATGTCACCTGACATGAAAGCAATTCTACATAGTTGGTCGAAGTCAAATAGTTCTTTTGATGCATACACCAAGTTTATGGATAAGGCGGGATTATGACTACCAAAGAAGCAGTAACACACGTCCTAAAGTCTACTGGGATAACTAAGTATAAGTTGGCGCAGAAGTTGGGAGCACATCCTCCATCTGTAGACCAATGGTTACGTCGTACTCGTATGTCTAAGGCATACGCAGATAAGTTTAACGAACTATTTAATGTTCAAGTAACGGATGCTGTGTAATGAAGCCTTATGACTATCAAATAGAAAAAGCTGAGTTGGCTTACGAAGTACTCAAAGAAGACATGATAGTCTACTTAGCTATGGAAGAGCGCACAGGTAAAACATTAACTTCTATTCTTGTAGCGGAACTGTCTAATAGTATTAAGACTGTCTTAGTAATAACTAAGAAGAAAGCATTAGATGGTTGGTTTGATACGCTTAAAGCTTTCAAACATGAAAAGATTTATACAGTTGTTAACTACCACCAAGCTCATAAACAGAAAGGTAAATTTGATTTAGTTATAATTGATGAAGCACATAACTATATATCTAGTTATCCAAAACCTGGTAAACTCTGGAAAGAGGTTAAGCAGTTAACTAAAGGTTTACCACTAATATATATTAGTGCAACTCCTTACGCCCAAGGTCCACAACAGTTATTTCATCAATTTGCACTATCCTCATGGTCACCTTGGCTTAAACACAAAAATTTCTATACTTGGTTCCAACTGTTTGGTAAACCGTACACTATGGAAATTAATGGTATCAACATACCACAGTATGATAAGATTAATGTTGACATGACTTTAGGTTGCGTTAAACATTTATTCATCACAGCAACACGACAGGAGTTAGGTTTTGAACACGAACCACAAGATTACGTTCATGACATTGAATTGGGTGAAGCTACCCGCAATGTTTATAATGAGCTTATACAGCATGACCTTGTTGAGTTGTCTGTTGGTATGCTTGTTTGCGATACTAGTCCCAAGTTAAGAACTAGTCTACATCAAATAGAAGGCGGAACTATTAAGATTGATGATAGTAGATTTGTATTAGGTAATACTGAAAAGGTTGACTTTATACTTGATAAGTTCGGTGACAATGAATCTTTAGTTATAATGTATAACTATATAGCTGAAAAGGAAAAGCTAGAGCAGCATTTTAAGAAAGCTAAAATACTTCAAGCAACATCGTTTGCTGAAGGTGTTGATTTACACGAATACAAGGACTTAGTCATATACTCACAAGACTTCTCTACTGCACGTCATACACAACGTAGAGCTCGTCAGTGCAATAAGAAACGTGATATACCAATCGATGTACATTACTTATTAGTTAAGGGAGCAATTAGCTCTCAAGTATATAAGACTGTCTCTGTAAACAAGAAGAACTTTGTTGATTCTGTGTTTAATAGGAGCACGATATGAGAATGTTTATTAAGGGTTATGCACCATGTAGGTATGAATTGGAACTAAGTGGTAAAGAGTACTCCATGTTCAAGACCTGCGATTTTAAATTCGTAATAGTGGCGAATAAAGATTACACAAGATTCGCTACTATATCAGCATACTGGGATTTTCTAGATTTACCTAAAGCTAAAAGAGTAAGCTTTGATAAGTTTGAAGACGCAGTAAAATATTTTGAAATTAAGGAATGTAATAATGTTTAAACCTATGTTAGCTTGCTCTACAATACCAAAGTTTAGTGAGATTAAATACCCTGTATTGGCTTCACCAAAACTTGACGGTATTCGCTGCCTTATTGTAGACGGCAAACCTGTAAGTCGTAATCTTAAACCTATACCTAATAAGTTTATTCAACAGGAACTAAGTAAATTATGTTTACCTGACTTAGATGGCGAATTAATGTTATTATCTGGTGATTTTAACTCTGTTCAATCTGCTGTCATGAGCGAAGAAGGTAAACCTAACTTTATATACGTTGTATTTGATTACTGGGCAGACCTGAAAGCTGGTTATGCTCGTCGTATTACAGATTGTATTAGTTTAGGTCTAATGTCAGAACGTGTACGCTACATTGATAACCAACATATTCATAATGCTTTGCAAATGGAAAAGCAATATGATGATTGGTTAGAACAAGGTTACGAAGGTGCAATTATACGTGACCCTTATGGTCCTTATAAATGTGGGCGTTCTACTATGAACCAAGGTTGGATGCTTAAGCTGAAAACATTTGATGATGCTGAAGCTAAGATTGTTGGCCTTGAGGAGTTAATGCACAATGACAATGAAGCAACAACAGATAATCTCGGGCATCAAGTACGTTCAGCTCACCAAGCAGGACAAACGCCAGGAGGAACTCTTGGAGCACTTGTCGTCGAATTTAATGGAAAGCAATTCAAGATTGGCACAGGCTTTGACTCAGCTGAGCGGTCAAGACTTTGGCATCTTGGAGATAAACTTAAAGGAAGACTTGTTACATTCAAGTATCAAGAATTGTCTAAATACGGAATCCCACGATTCCCTGTTTATAAAGGTTTACGGGCCAAAGGAGATACTTAATGTCGGAGCAAAAGACACAGAAAAAGATTCTTGATTGGTTAACTAAACATGGTTTTTATACTGTAAAGACTATTGTGTCAAACAAGAAGGGTGTGCCGGATATTCTGGCATGCTCACCACAAGGTCGCTTTGTTGCTATTGAGGTAAAGTACGGAGCAAATAAAGCGTCTAAGTTACAAGAATATAACATACAACAAATCAAAGAACGTGGTGGGTTTGCTATTGTATGCTGGGACTTAGAAACATTAGTTTGTCAATTACATAAAGAAGGTATTATACAATGGGACAATTCTATTTAGGTAAAACAAGTTTATCACGATTAGAAGGTGTACATCCTGACTTAGTTCGTGTAGTGAAACGTGCTATTGAAATTACACCTATTGACTTTGGTGTTACTGAAGGTCTACGTACTGTTGAGAAACAAGAGCAGTATGTTGCTGAAGGTAAGTCAACAACTATGAACTCTAGACATCTACCACAAGACGATAACTATAGTCATGCAATTGATTTATACTGCCGTGATAATACTGGTAAAGTAACTTGGGAGCACAAATGGTTTAGACTAGTTATCCAAGCTATGATGACAGCGGCCATTGAAGAAGGTGTTCAAATTAAAGCAGGTGGACTATGGAGAACCTTCCTTGATTCTCCACATTTCGAGTTAAACAAAGAGTATTACAACTAAGTTTTCTTCTTAGCAAATACTTGAACAATCATTGGTGTAAGGTTTTGTACAGCACGTTCACCGAACAAGAAACCAAGCACCAATGTGTTAATCACTATCAAAGCGGTCTGTTGTTGTTCATCAAACGTATAATTTCCAAAGAACCACTTCGTATCCATCCACAAAGTAGCAAATCCCCAAATAGGTCTTTGAGCACCTCTAGCAAATAAAACTATATGACCTAATATAGGAATAGTTTTTAAATCACCTGCAGTACCTTCTTGCTCAGCAATACGTTTATCCAATTGAGTTGCAGATTGTCGTAAGAACTCATTTGCTTTAGCTTGTTTCTCCATTAACAGTCGTTCAACGTTTAATTCAACTTCTGCTTTTTGTTGTGGACTCATGTCAGGAGGGAAGTAAGACATTACTCCCTCCTTAATTTCTTTAAATAATGAGCCACCAACAAAATCTGTAATTTTTGTTAGTAACGACATTAACTATCTCCTTATAGTTTTGGATTCGCATCTTTAATTGGTTTAATAAGTTCATCGCGCCACTTATCAATACCGTTATGGTAGATATAATCCAGTTGTTCTTCAATAGTTGGGTACTTACGTCGTGCTTTATAATCTGCAACAGCTAAGTAAGTACCATCTGCCATTTCTTCTACTGGTTCAATAGATTTGACCCAGTCCGTTGGAACTTCTGGTAGGTCTTTGCTGGAGTCATCCCACACACCTGTAAATACAATTTTACCGTTAAGTCGATATACTTCCATATCTTTAATCATGCTCTCTCTCCACTCATATCAATACGTGTAACAGAACCGCGGAACGCACTATTTAATGGTACGTTCAAATCACCATTCAAAGACACTGTAGGTGGTGCAGTAAAACCAGAACCTGCACCTATTACCTGAGACTCGCCAAAAATTTGCCCATCAGGTAACACAAAAGCGTAAACAAGGTATGCTCCACCTTGTTGTGAATTAGTAGCTTGCCAGCTAGCTGTTACGAGAAAAGCTGCGCCTACAGAATACGAATTATTACCTTGACCAGTAGTACGTAGATTGTCTCTTATATAAGAACTAACAAAAGTGCCCGCTGTACCATCGCCAAATGCATCACGACCAACTTGCACATGCTTATCAAGCGTCATTTCTTCATTAAACTTGTGCTTAACTTTAATGTTATACAGAAAATCGCTGTATTCATATAAGAACGGGTCTATAGACTGCTGCGTGTCAATTCTCACATCAATTAGATTAGGTGGAGTTATGTCACCAGTAAATATAGCACCACGACTAGCATCTTGAATAGCATTACGTTCTATACGTAAATCGTAAATTTGTGGAGTAGAGCCACCTGCTAAACCATAAACACCTAATTGATGATTAAGGATATCAGAAGACGGGTCAGCTAATCCTAGAGTTGGTATAGTATAATTACCGCTAAATTCTACTAGTCGTAATGGATAATTGACTTGCAATGCAACTAATCGTGCGCAGTCTTCTGCATAACAATCTGTTACTCTTAAATTAGGTGAACCTAATGCATTACCTTCCATACGTAGCATGCCGCGTACAAAAGTAGCATCAGCTGGTTTACCTACACTTTGTGTAGCACCGTAGCCATACCAACCGTTTGAATTACCGCCGCATCGATTAAACACTACTGTTTTCTTGAAGTTTGATAGTAGAAAACCATCAAGTCTGTTAGCAACAAATGCACAATGGTCAGCCCAAAAATATTCTTGGTTATTATCGCCACCGCCACCTGCTGTTGTTACGCCATAACCACCACATTGTAGTGCAGCAACAAATTCCCAACGACAAACTTCAATACCATTTTTAAGTGCAATACCGTCGCCACCTGCACCAGACACAGCTATATTACGCCAATTGAAAGCTACGCCTATATAGCTTGCATTAAATTCATGTTCGATACAATGTTGACCAGCGTTCTCTAACCAACCAGATACACCATAACCTTCGTGTTTAAATATAGAGCTAATTTTTACTACAGTAGATGGTAGGTCTCCATAAATACAAACACCGTAACCAAAACGATAGTCCATCTGGTAAACTTCAGACACAGGCGGACGACCATCTGGTAAACCTGTTAAAATACCAAATCCAAAGTTGTCTTCAGCTACAATTGCACCAAAGTTAATGGTAGCTTGTTTATCACCAAATACGTCTAGTCCAGTAAAGTCAATAGTTTCTTCAGTATATATCTTAGTCTTTTCACCGTTAGAAACTAATTTAAGACTTAGACTTTTAGCTCTACAATAATCTGCATAACCATTCAATGTTGGACCATCATTAGTAGGATAACCTACACAAGTGACACCAAACTGTTTTTGATTTAAATTAGCCGTAACAATTAAACGAGCTACATTACCATTAGCTAATTCATGGTCGCCATAACCATCAACAGCACCACTAGCTTCTATGAAATAATAAGCACTACCACCATCGTCTTCTGTTACATAACCTTTAGTTTTAACAGTCATACCAGGCATTAGTGCTGTTGATGCTTTTAAATCTGTGATTGCTGAAAATACAAGGTCGAAAGCAATTCTATCAACCTCAATATTCTTACCATTTCTAGACTGCGTTACTTTACCTGAACCAAATGCCAAGTCTTGTAATGCAGCTAATTGTTTATAAACTGTAGTCATTATTTGTCTCCTAAAATACGGACTCTGTCTGAACCTTGTAGAATTGCTTCGTAACCATACTGTCTAAGAACAGCATCTAGTGATTTACTATCTAAATTAAGTGCTTCAGATTCTGCAATCCCCCTAGCTTGTTGTAGTGTTACTATTCGGTGCATAGGAATTGAAGTACTAGGTCCAGTACCTTTCAGTTTACCACCTTGATAGACTTTTACTTTTGGTGTTCCAACTTCTACTTCACGCATACGATTACGAGCAGCTTCTTGTTGTAGCTCCAAAATTTGTTTTGATAAGTTAGCATCATCAAAGACTTCTTCTTGTAACATCTTGAAGTTTTTAGCGTCAAGAGGTTTTTCAAGTAACTTAGATGTAGCACGAACTAAAGCTAACTGTTTATTTGCATCACCTGGTGCTTTACTTTTAACGTAATTAAATACGCCTGATGCAACTTCAAATTTAGCACGCACAACTGGGTCAGCTGTTAAATAACTCTGGAACTTAGGTATAGTAATCTGTCCAGAAGTTTGTGCTAAATACACATCGTTTTTAAACGTTTCACCTAGTTCAATTAATGCTTTCTTAGTAGCACGAGCATCAGGTGTTGTAAAGTTAATTTTACGGAGTTCGTCAGCTAATAGTGGGAAGTGAATAGCTTTAGAACCTTTCTCGACACCAGCTGTATAACGATTAGCTAATGCGTCCACAACTGCACCTTCGTACATCTTGCGACCTTCAATAGGTAACTTGGACATTACTTCTTCAAATGAACCGTCAATTGACGTAATGTACTTACCTAGTGCTTTGACCACAGTCTCAGGTTGTACTGCACGCATGGAGCCATCTTTGTTAAACATTGCACGATACATAGCAGTCTTTTCAATCTGCTTCATCTTAGTATAGTCTACACGTGCTTTAGACCAGTCATCTAACCATTGTTGAGGATTCTCCAGCACATGTCCCGCACCATCTTCGATAGCTTCATCAATATTAGCTATTACACCACGTAGTGTTGCTTGGTCATCAGCTTTAGTTATACGCTTGTTATACAAAAAGTCATTAACCATCTGACGTAGTTCAATTAAATCACCGTAGTTACGACTTTCAGACATAGTGTTTACGCGACGCATTTGCAATAAGAACTTCTCTTTAGTTGCAGGGTCTGTAATCTTCTTCTCAAGTTGTTCCATAACAGGTTTAATAGCTAGCTCTTCAAAATCCCACTCAAAGTTAAGACCACGAGGCGATTGGGTAGCAGTAGCTTTGACCTTAGCGTATTGGTCTTTAACATCGCCAACGTAATTCTGTAAGTCCATAACTAACATACGTGGTACTTGTTCATCAGTTAAGCGAGCAGTTTGTTGTAGTACGTCTTCGGCACGAGCAGACACTACGTGAGCAGTAGCTGAACTTGCTTTTGGATGAGTACCACCAGCTGCACGAACCAGGTCTTGCATACCAGGCTCAGTAAGTGCAACAGCTTGAACACCTTTCTCATACTTATTACCACTTAGTTCTGCATGTTTCTCTAGTTGCATTACAATAGCATCAATTTGGTCATCAGTAAGGAAAGTTGTATCTTTAAGTGATTGATACGCAGCTTTAGCTTCACCGCCCATAATGTGATTCTTAGCTGCTACAATACCGTTCCAACCTTTACCTAGACCTTTAACTATTGGATAACCTAGAACTTCACCAATGGCTGCTGCTTCAAACGCGTTAAGCGCACGGTAGGCCATAGCTTCAGCTTCCATATCTTCTTGTAAAGATACAGCTTGAACCATATAGTCAAACTGAGAACCGGCCATAGCACCAGTCCAACCACCGCCAATCATACCAAGTAAACCGCCAATAGCAGATGCAACTGGTACAGTAATAATTTCTTCCGGTGTTCCAACTTGTGGACCAGCTTGTCCTGCAGCTAATGCAAATGCTGCACCTGCTTTAGAGCCATACTTAGCACCAACCCAAGCACCAGACATACCACCAATCATTTCACCTGATACTTTCTTAAAATCTTCCCAGAATCCTGGTGTTACTTCAATAAGACCTTGGTCTGTTTGTGCATACCAACCTTCAGTTGCAACACCATTAGGTTGCCAAACCAGGTCAAGGTTATAATTTTCTTTAGCTAAGTTAACAATACGAGAACGACTAGCTTCACGAGCTTGGTCATAACGTTGTTGTGCTTCTTTATTACCAAAGTAAGCTGGTATTGTTGTAACAGTGTCTGACACCATTGTTGGATGCAAAACTTTAAGTGAACTAACTAATTCTTCAGCAGTCATTTCATTTGACTCATCAGTTAGCTGTGTAAAGTTATCATCTTTAGGTGAAGTATAGCGATAACCACGTCTAGTTAATGTTCTGTTACGTTGAGCATCACCAACTGGGTCTGTAACACCTTGGTCGCGCATAGCTTCAGCCATACCTGCAATATCAGTAGAATACTCTTTTGGCTTTGATGCAGTTGTGTCAGCAGTAGTCTGTGAGCCACGCATACGTTGATTAATATCGTCAACAGACATACCAGCTTCTTGAGCTTGTGTAATAACGCCAATACGCTTATTAATGTCAACTAGGTCTTGCTCATCATAACCATATTCAGCTAATTTAACATTAATCTGTTCTGTTGACATACCAGCTTGCATAGCTTGATAAGCAACAAATGCGCCTTTAATTGTGTCAACTTTATTCGGTTGAGACTCAGTGTTTGGACGAATAACAGCGTACTGTGTACCATCAACGTCTTGTACACCAAACTCTGCACCATTTTTATGAGCAACACGCTGCGCTTCAGGTACGACTGTTTGCTCATAAAATGCTTGAGTTTGAGGAGACCGTTGCTGTTCATCAGCTTTGGCACCAGTAATAGGTATAGCTAATTGAGCTCGGTCTTCATCGACACTATCAAATAGTTCTCGCTCGATACCTGCACCAGTCCACTTAGTCTGTGCATCAGCGTCTACAGGTTCTTGCAATTGACTTAGGTCAGTTTGCATGTTATTTAACACACGAGTGGGTACACCTTGTAATGTATCATCATGTACGTTAGTGTCCATAACATAACCTGTCTCGGTACCAACTTCTTGTTGATTCTGACGCAAGTTAAGTTGTTTATCACGATAGGTAGGATTACTACCTTCTTTAATCGTATAAAACGCCATTAGTAACCCTCATTTGTATTTTGAGGCAGTTTCATAGACTGACTCATTGGTTGTTCAGGTTGACCAGAACCTTGTGCCATAGCCGAAGCTTGTTGTTGAGCAGCAGGGTCGCCGCCAAGTTGTTGAGCAGTTTGGTCAAGTATAGCTGACATCTGAGGACTATATTTAGTACCCATAGTTTTCATCGCAAGTGATGCTACCTTAAAGAAACCAGCTGGATTAACCTGAGCTAACATAGAACCAATTTGACCGGACATCACCGATTCAAGCATTAGTTGTCCTTTCTCATCTTCATCGTTATAACTAGAAGACTCAATTTTAACATCAAACTCACTAAACTCAAAGTCTGTACCTTCTTCTGATACTGGAGCTAATAGGATATTACCTTCGTCATCTTCCATCATCTCACCTGTAGCAGGGTCAATAACTTCCATAAGAATAGGTTTGAAGATAGGTTGTCCATTAGCATCAAACTGACCAGAGAACATCTCCATTGGTTTGTTAATCTCTACCCAACGCATACCAGTCATAGCATCTGTGATACGCAAGAACTGTGTAGCACGATAGTACTGTTTAGCTAAGTTTGCAATGTCCATAGCTAATGATTGGTAAAATGACTCGATACGTGCGGTGACATAGCGAAGCGACATAATAGTTGCGTTCTGTTGCAACTTAACTTTGCGACCGGAATCGCTAGCATAAGCCATACCTAAGAAACTATCATTAACACCTAAGACACGTTGAATACGGTCAAGAGCTTTATCAATCAACGTATATTGGTCAATAATTTCCTTAGACATTTGGTCAACACGAATACCAGCTAAATCATTTACTGGGATAACTCCATTGACACGATTAATAAGTGTCTTGAAATCTTCTATGTTATCTACTGCACCATCTTGAACAAACACTTTAGTTGTGTTAGCCATCAACTGAATTTGAATCAAGGCCTGGTTAATAGCTTTCTGCGATTCAATTACTTCACGGAATAAGCCGTAGTACTCAGTCTTATTTGAGCTATGTAATTTTTGTACACGATAAGGCCATTTTGTATCTTTGTAAGTAATTTCAGTTTTACTAAGGATAGTTTCATCGTGCCAGTAAATAGACCAACGTCGACCGTCTTCATCTTCTAGTACTGTATGTACAATAAGGAAGTTGTCATGCACACGGTAATAACCACTAAAACCAAAACCAGAATAACCGTAGTTATAATCACCGTAACCAGAGTAAGTAGAGCGAGTACCGAACTTATACTCAAAGTCTGCTTCATTAGCATTTAAGTAGTTCTGATAAGCATTGATTTTCTTAAGCGCTTCAGCACCAAAGGTTTTCTTAACATCATCTTCAGACATCCACTTAAAGCGGTGCAAGTATTTAGCGTCAGAGTAATCGTCTAGTTCACTCATTGGGTCCAAAACTAGCTCGTAGTCTGGGACATGATGAACAGTACACTCATTAATAGGTCTACCAAACTGGTCTTGCTTACCTGTGTCTCGTACTTCTGTATAAGAACACAGAATACCAGAAATCATGCCACCTAACTTAATTTGGTCACCTTCAATATCAAAGCGATTTTGCTCTAATATAAAATTGATGGTGTCATTAAGCACTGTAGCGGTAGTAACATCACGTGGATTACGAGGGCGTACGACAACAGTATTAACAACAGTGCTGTAATAACCGACAAGCATACGTGCAAACATCTTGACGACGTTAAATGTTTCTTTTGGTTGACCGCGATTTTCAAGTACAGCCAATTGGTCATAAGTATAGTGACGATTATGATAAAGGTTCCAAGCTTCATTAGCCTCTTTACGAGACGCGTTATACGTCTCGTACCCAATTTTAAAAGTGTCTTTACAATCCTTTACCGTAGCTTTCATAGTCCAGCCTCCTTCATAGCTGCATCAAAATCGAAGGTAGAGTCCTGGTCTTTGCCATTTACATCCTGTGGTGTAGGAGTAGCATCTGCCTGCACACGTTGTACTTTAATTTCTTGACCTTTAGCTTTACGTCCAATACGTAAACGAGGGTCATTCATACGCTCTTCAATTGCCATAATAGCATTATCAATTTCTTCAATTGATTGTCCAGTATAGTAATGAGCAATATCAGGGTCATTTAAATCACGCACAGCTTCCAAGTTCTCTTTAATTGTCTCCATTTGAACTTGTAGTTGAGCCATAACAGGTTGGAACTGCTGACCTAATGTACCTGCGGCTTTGTTAAACGCATTAATTTCAGCTTGAGTAAGTGAAGCACCGTATAAAGCATTACGGAAAATATTACGGAATGTCTCATAAGATGATGTAGCTTTTTTACCACCAACTTCGTCAAATATGTACTTCTTAACACTGTTCAATGAGCTGTCTAAAAGACCAGTTTCATCAGGAGTTAGCTCAGTGCCTGCTTTTTTACCTAAAGCAGTAAGGTCTCGCAGATTACGAATAGTGCGTTTATCTTCATTCGACATACTAAAATTACGTAAATCTTCTAAAGGACTAATATAATCACGATAAACACGAGCACGTTCAGTCATAGACATATCACCAACATTAGTCTCAAGCCAGTTCATTTCGTCTAACCCAGTACGTAGTTGTTGAACGTCCGCAACCTCTTTCTGAGTTGTCGTCTTCGCCAGATTACGATATTCCGCCGCTGCCTCTTCATAAGTAGCACCTTCGTTATTATCTAAATACTCTTGAATGAAACGAGACTCATTAGTTGTACCAGTACCTTGACGCTTAGTAGTATAGTATTTATCTAAAGCTTCAATATAACTAATATTCTCATCTTCCATGATTCGACTTACTGCGCGCTCTTCTGTAGAACTTAACACGCCTTGACCTTTACCTGATGCATCCATCTCTTTCAACAGTTGATAGGCTTCTGCTACATTAGATGCTTTGCCAGTATCAATCAAGTCTTGTACAACGCGCTCTTGCATTGTTACTTTGTGACCAGATTGACCAGAACGAAGCAACTGATTAATGCGAGCTTTACGTTCCATCTCAGTTAACTGTTCATTTGACAAATAATTAGCAAAACCAGTTCCAGCGTACATATCATTCATGTTAACGATACCGCGTTGGTCAGTACCAGTCATAACAACTAAGTCTTTACTTAACTCTGGGTCATTATAAACCGCATCTAAATCAGTATAGCCCATTTTGCGAAGTAACGAGTCATTCTCAGTTGTCTTAGCTAATTGGTCTACACGGACAACGTCACCGTACAAATTGGCACCAACTGGATTACGTTTAACGTCGTTCAACCAAGTATTTAGGTGTCTAACATCCTTGTCAGACTCAAAGCGTCGGAATGCATCATACGTTTGCTGTTGGGTAGATTGTTGATTAATTGTACGTGTATTAGCTTCGAGTTGCTGCATTTCAAGCTCATTCGCACGTTGGCGATTTGGAGCATTAGCAGCATATTCTTCTAATTGCATTTGTGATTGTTGTTGTCTGGACTTAGCCTCAGCTAATTGCGCCTGACGTAGGTCTGATTCTGACATATATTGTGATGCCTTATCTAAACCTTGAGCTACACCAGACCATACTTGTGCACTTGCCATGTTATACTCCTATACCGTTGGCGTGTTGTAGTCAATATAAGGTTGACCAGCCATCTGAGTTCCACCAGACGTTACAGGTTGCGTGTTGTATGCGTCAATAGCACGACCTACTGAAGGAATAGCAGCGCTCCACGCTTGTCCTGCTGCTTGCTGTGCAGCCATAGAATTTTGTTGTGCTACTGAAGCTTGCTGACTAAGAGCACCACTGACTGAGCTTGCTGGGTTTTGACCTAAACCAATTTGTAAGAATCGACTTTGGTCTTCAGCAGCTTGTGTAACTGAGTCCCGACGAATACCCGCACGTGTCTCTGCTGCGTTTAACTCAGCCTGAGCCTCTATACTAGAAGCAATACCTGATGATGGGTCAATACCACGCTGCGCTAAGTTTTCGTCCATACGCTGTAAACTAGTTTGATATTGTTGTTCAAACGTTTCTAATCCAACAGCAGCATAATACTCAGGTGTAACGTTCTGATAATAGTTAGATAAATTATCCTGAATAGGTCCATATACAGCTTGCCAATCGTCGTAACGCTCTTGTTCAAAAGCTAATTGAGCAGCGGAAGCATCTGAGGCAGCATCAGCTTGTTTACTTGCTGAACGCGAACTCATTGCACCACTAACGACGGTTGCACCTGCTACAGCTACTAAGCCCCAAGACATGGTGTACCTCCAAAGCTCTCAACAAGAGCATTAATAGTTTGTTCGTCATATTCCTTAGCTATACATTGTTCTTCAATCTTAGCTAAGTCTGTTTCTTCGGTTAAATGTATAGTTGTCCACACCACATCTTCATGCATATAAACGACTTTCTGTTCACCTTCCATTGACTCAAAAGTAAATGGCGCTTCAATTTCTAGTCGTCGTGTAGGTGTCGCAACTGTACACTTACCTTGTGAAATAATATTTAGGTGACGGGTTTTATGTATCTTACCAACAATCAGCATACCTTTAGGCATAAAGATTTCGCGCGCATAAACACCTTTAGAAAAGTTATGTTTAACAGGTGCGTCTAATTGAGGTAAGTCTTTCATTACATCAACTAAATCTTTAATACTACCAATTCTGGATTCCACTCCAGCTTTTGATACAATTGGTTTACCTTTGTAAGTTATTTGCATATTATATACCAGGTAAAGTGTTTCCAGCTTCTGACACGTGTACAGCGTAGAACGTAGAACCAATATTAACTACATTATTAAAAGTATCACCGTCCGTGCCTACTTGCAACTGTATAATATCACCAGCACTTGCTGTAATGTCACCTACAATGCTAATGTCTAAGTTTTCACCGCCTTGGTTTCTACCGACGAAGTAGTTAAACACACTAGTACCAGGTACACCAGTAGTTAAGTTAAATAAACGTAACTGTATCTTACGTCCATTATTCACTTCATCAAATTCTAGCGAAACTTTACCTTTTAACTCCCATACATTTTCAATTAGTAGTCTTAAACCATTGCTGCTTAATTCATTAGTTACGTTCTTTGGTGGGTCAACTAGTAAAGTGTCAAAACCTGTAATGGTTTGGAATGTAGTATTAACTGTACCAATATTAGTAGGTGCATTAACACCTATACCACCATAACCTGCTTGTACAAAATTCTCCGCAACTGCAACTTTAACAGCTTCTAGCTCTTCTTCTAATGCGGTTATACGCTTGGACAGTTCTTCTACTATTAATTCGTCTACTAACTCTAGTCGCTCTAACGCTTGTTCTAACGCAAGTTCAGCATCACTAAGTGCTTTAGCTAAGTTTATTGCTTGTTCTAATAGTTGCTCTTGGCTGACATACTGGTCATTTGGACCAGCACGATTACCTAATACGATGTCAAGTTGTTCCACCAAACGCGAAAGAAACCTGCGCAAAACAGTAGGGTCGTCTACATTAGGTGGAACTGCAACTACAGATTGATTAGCCATTTTGTCTAGGACTCGCTATATACTCGATTTCTTGCACAACGCCTGTACCTTCAACTTCAAATTGGATACTATAACCTCGTTGCAATTGTTGAGGTACTTGAAGTTGGTGTGTTTCTTTACCTGTTAGGTCAAAACTGGCAACAACTTCATCGTCAATTATTATATTTAATATTATATCGCCTTCTGAACGAACGTACACCTTTTTATATGTTTTGTTGTTAGAAAATGAACCTTCTACAAATCGTGGTGACTTGTACTTAAAAACTAAATTACTGGTATCTTTATATAAAAGGTACAACAAACCGTCATAATAACCGTAAAGTTCACCTTCAGCAACAGCTAAGGATTCAGTAGCTAAGTTTAACCACTTAGGTATAGTATTAAATCTGTAGTCCCAAGCTAGTATAGTACCATCTGAGTTGTGACAGTAGTAGATTTCATCATGTACCACAGAACTAACTGGAGTTAACTTAATTTCGCCTACATAACCTTTGGTTAAACTTTGAACATTATTACCTGAAGATGTACAAAGACCGTCTTCCGAAGCCCAAATTAAAGTACCAGCAGTTGCTTCTGTTATAGACTCAAAAGCTATACAACCTTGGTCCCCGCGCAAAGGTTGTTGAGCTAACGAGGTGGGTCCAGTACCAGTAACAATAAATGTGCGTGTTCTGGTGAATACTAACAAACCATTTGCCACAGGCCCTAAGCCTGTTATATCATCGTCAAAGAGTAGTTCATATTCTGGTGGCCAAGCATTAGGAACACCTATAGGTGTGAATCTAAGGGACGAGCCTATTACACCAAATAACATTGCATAAGATTCTGATAAATATTTTAAACCAGCTGGTGCTTCATAGTAATTATCTGACTCTAATAGTCTACCGTCCACTGCTGTATCACTTAAAGTATCACTAAAACTAGTTACAACTACGTCTAGCTCTACAACTAAGGTAAACCGTGTAATATTACCACCGATTCTATACAATCTCTTTTTATCTACTTGTGGGTCATCAGATATACTTGGTATATTAACATTTATTATTCCACTAGTTACAGCTAATTCCTGTGATAAATCACTAGGAGCAGATTCTGTACCATCAGTTGAATTATAATAAGTGTACACATACTGATAGGTACCATTAAACTTTGATATTAATTCTTCGTCTAATTCTGCTTTGTTACTTATATCAAATACACTGTCTAAAAATACATCAGTTTTATTTACAAACTTATAGACTAAACGCCAAGCACCATCATAAAAGCGATATAATAAAGCATAGTCAGCAAAATCACCACTTAGTTCCTTAAACTGTATTGCTCTGTTTGTAGGTGTGTCTTCAGTAGTTATAGTATTTCTACCGAATCTTGTTAACTCACTAAACGTAATAACTTCACCATTAGCTCTAGTGGCAGTTGTGGTACTAGAATAAACAGTAAATTTAAAAGGTGTAGAATACGTACCATTACTAACATTAAACAGTAAGTAATCAAAATCAGATGCAGGTAAATCACCAGAATCAGTTTTGTTTAGCACTGTTATGTCTTCTAATGGAGTGGCTTTATTACCATTAGACAACGTAGGAGCACTTTCAGGTCGCTCTATACCTAAATAATTATACTCACCGTTTGAATACTTTTGTGGTCTATTAATCCTATCTGTTAAGTACATTTTACGTTGAAATTCTAAGTAATCTGTTAATGTATTAGAACTTAACCATTCTTTTTCTGCTTTAAAATATTTATTGTACCGTGCTACTTCTATTTTGGTAGCTAGTTTGTCTTTTACTGGATATAGTACACCTTTTGCGTTGTCTATATTTTCGTAAACTACACCTTGATTATTATTTAGTAACTGTGGCTCTAGACGACTTGCTACTCCGCCATCAAATTGTTGTAACTTCATGCTGTCACCATATTAATACACATACGTGCAACAACTTCAGCTGGAGTACCGCCAGATGCATCAGTCGTAAATGCAGTTAAATAAAAATCAGCAGGACCAGCGCCTTGTGATGGAATAGCATTAGGATAGAAATTACTAGAATTACCTGTATTCACTGTAGCAAACTTAAAAGCTCGTCTAAATGCAAAACCTACAGGTCTAAAATAAATAGAGACAGTACTAGTAGCTTGTCCACCAGAAGCTCTAGTAATAGCAGAATAAATACTATCAACTACCCATTTACGGTCAGATGGTACGCTATAAAACATGTCTAAACTAATTTGCGCTTCCGGTGAAGCTGAACGATAATTCGATGTATCGCCTGTGTTTGTAACACGTATAAAACCTTGAAATGCTGTAGGTTCTAACCAGCTAATATTGTTTATTCTAGTAAATAACTTAGTTGTTTGTACTGGAGTTAACCCGTTCATTTGAACACGTTCACGATGAGATTTAAACTCTGTATCTAAACCGCTGATTTCTATTAGACCAACATCAGCAGCATTATCACTAACCACTGCTACTATTTCACCATCGTTAGAAGGATAACTAGGTAGTGTACCCAGCAGAGGTGAAATCAAGGTCTCGACATCATCAACTGTAATATTTACTTCACCGTATAAATTTGCCACATTACTATTAGATATAGGCGCAGAAAATCCACGTATATTATGAGTCATTTTTATCCTCTCTTCTTCTGGGAAGACGAGCCAAGTGAATCTTAATATCTTGCACGTCTTTCTGCATATCTGACATATTAACCATGAACGGGTCAAAGTAGTCTTTTAAGACTTGTCTAACTTCACGCTCAGTCATTAACTCCGTCTCAACCCTAGTTAAGCGTTCAGCTAATACGGCATCACGTAAAGCGCATTCCTTAGCATTATCTTCATTTCGCTTCTTATCCATACGGTAATTAATACCTAAGATAGTTAATAAGAATCCAAATAATGCTGCTGCCCAACCCGTCCAATCTTCCATTATTATACCTCAGCCCACACAGTACCAGTATAAATCAGACGTAATCCAGTGTTAGCTGGAATTAAATAATTAGCTCCACCTTTCAATACAATACTAGCAGTATTTTCAATAGTAGTATTTGCAGTAGTAGAAATAACGTTCAGCTCTTGACCGACAATACCATTGGTAATATCTGTTATACTTTGGGTAGAACCAACACTAAAAATAACTGTGCTTTTTGCAATAGCAGAAAATGAGCTAATATTGGCAGTTATAACTTCTGTTTTCTTAAGTAGTACTAATTCTTCGTATGCGGTACCATTGTGTTGAAAAAATTGTACTGCACCATTACGCACTAATACTGCCTTTGGAAATTTAGCAAAATCCAGTTCAGCTAATTCTGTAGCATCATTAACAGGTCTAAAACCACGAATCTTTGATACCGGGTAACTTACACCTGCGCGTGTTTGTTGAGCTGTACCTTCACCATAGAGTAAGTCTTCCTCTGCGGCTAAAGCTTTTGTTACTGTTCTTACTGAGGAAGCCATTAGAACCCTCTCCTATAAGTTGTTTCAAATTGTCCTGCACGAGTCCAATCTTTCATGCTGTCTTTTTTAGCTGTCTTTAAATGACGCTCATAAATCATCATTTGAGCTGCGCCTTTTTGTTGATAACCTGTGTCAATGTCATTTAAGAAAGCTTGACCGCAGACATAGAATTTAAGTGCTATATCATACATAGCCGGTAACGACATTTCGCTATTTAAATCAACTAAGTCAATAGGATTACGTAGATAATAACATTTTAAGAAAGAACAAGCTTCCACCATAGTATCAACAAAACCGTAAGTGTCTTCAAATGTATCAACAACTGCATCATCAGTTATATCTACAACAGTACCAAAGGTTTGTTCGAACTCATAATCTGTTATATCTACTATAATTCCAAAACCGTCCTTAGGCGTATCAATTTGGTCAGCAATCGTTAGAGCTGAAACTACGCCATAATCAGGGGTAAGGTTTGTGTCTTGAGTTAAATCAGCTAATGAGGATACAACTCCGTAGGTATCAACCAAATCTGCTTCTACGAATAATGTTGCAACACCGTACAACTCAGTTTGGAAGAAAGTTTCAGATGGTGTACCTACGAAGTTATAAGCTGTGTCTTCCAGAGGTCTGTCTGGAATAGGGTAAATCTTACCTTCAAGCATATTACGACGGTCGTATATAATTGCCTGAGGTTCACCTTTAGTAACTTCCCAACGAGAGCCAGCAGTCGGCAGACCAAAGTCTAAGAATCTACGCGACATCGTAGTGTTGTCTAGTTCATGATGTGTAACTAAAGGAAGTGGAGAATTGTCGTACAAGACACGTGTCAGCTGCCAACAGTCGTCTGGTAGACTAAAATAAGGATTACCTATAATGATAGGTACGTCAATGCGCTCATGAAGCATTTGGGTTTGTTGACAAAAGTCAATTTGCGCTTCATTGAGTATAGCTAAAAGAGTGTCATCATCCCAACGCTCTTTTTTAGGGTCTGCCAGCGTTAACCTGGCATTCGACAGAATTTTTTCTACTCTAGTTGCCATGAGCTAACACCTGTTAGTAGTAAGTCGGCAACCGAAGCTGCCGACTTTATTCACTAAACGTTTGGATTAATCTTAGTTAATTCACCAGTGTTTAGACGGTACTCAGAGTACTCAATAAACACTACAAACGCACCAGTTGTTGCAGGAGCAGCAAGACCCATATAAACAGGTTTACCACTACCAGTCTGGGTACGTCCGGTAAATGTACCGGATTGTCCAGGTGTAGCTGTATCACCAGCACTAAGAATCTCTGTACCACCTTCAGTAGTACCAAGAGTCAAAGCACCTGCGTCAGAAGCAACGCCAGTGAATACGTAAGCTTGAGAAATCAAAGCATCTGCAGGTAGTACACCAACTAAATAGTTACCACTTGCATCTTGATACTCTTTTAACTCATCCGCACCAATGTTGACTGTCATCAACGAGCGGGTCTTTTTGTGGTGAGTATCACCAACACGAGTTGTGTCTTTAAAAGCCATTATTCAACCCTCCCTTATGAGCCAACTTGAACGTCAACAGTAACAACACCGTAATCGATGTCAGCCACTTTTGCCGCTTTGTAGTTCGCATTTTCAGCTTTAAGGTGAGTTTTACGCACCTCAGTCCAAACTTCTAGTGCAGATTCTGACTTAATAGCAAAATCTTGCGATGGCTGCCAGCGATAATCAGGTTGCTTACCAAATGCAATCTGTAGTGCACCAGCACCAAGAATGACACCACGTGAGTGAAGGTTAGCAGAACTGTAATCGAAGCCTTCTTGACCAGTCCAAACAGCAGTTGTTGGGTCAGCACCGTCGTATTGACGTAGGCCGCACATTTCAACTTCTGAATCGTTTAGACCCCAACCAGGTGAAGTACCTTCAGTGTCACCGAAGAATTGGTTAGCTTCAACAACAAGCATAGCACCAATTTGACCGATGATACCAGAGATGTTACGGTTGTTGTTACCACGAACATCACCAGAACGGATAAGCGTTTGGTAACCAGCGGTATCTTTACGCAACAAGTTAGCCATCGCTGAGTCAATAACGAAAATCCATAGTGGACGTTCACCGTACTCAGTACTTGAAGTGCGGAATGGTTCAAGTGGACGACGAATGCCACCAGTTGTATAACCATTAGAAGTCTTCAAAGTACGTTCGATGTCAAGCAATTGATTGAAGTTGAAGTTAGTACCAAGGTCGATAGTGTGTGATGGAGCTTGCACACCGTCATCATTGGTATTAAGTAGACCTTGTGAAGCATCAAACAATGCTTGGTCTTTCCAACGAATCCACAAATCACCAAGCTTAGCACGAGAATCAGAGTGTTCGTTGATTTGAAGGTCGCCGATGTTAACACCGTCGAACTTGTCACCATTGTCAACTACCAAGCGGTAACGGTCAACAGTAATTTTGTCAGAGAATTTCTTCTTCTGCTCGCCTTTACCAAAAGCAGTATCTTTACCTTTGATAGCTTTGCCAGAGATATTACCATCGAAGTCAAAGACTACGGTGTGACCTTCAGCAGAATTTTCGTTGTTGGCTTGGAATACGATAGAGTCCTTCGATGTACCCGTGTAGGCATTCCAGAAAGACTGAGAAGCCTTCTGAATTAGTCCTTCACGCATCCACTTACGGCGTTCTAAATCCGAACCAACCTTAACAATACCAGTAGACATAATTGTCATCCTTTATATTTTAGGTTAGAGTGATAATAGACGTCAGGTGATTCCAAGCCGGAGACCTTAGCAGAAGCTTACCTTATACGGTGTAGTAACTACAGAACGTGAAAGCAAGCTTCTTCATCTATATTAATTTTAAACAAAAGTAAATAAAAAGTACACTTATTAATTTTAATAAATGTAGATTACTCAACTTCGTAAAGTCTTTGCTTTAGTAGATAACCTTCAAGCATCCAAATCTTATTACGTGCTTGTTCGAAGGCAATCTTTTGTCCAATTTCTTCATTGAAGTTTTCTGGACTAGCACACGCAGATTCACCAGTAATAGTAAAACCATTCTCAAGTGTCATACAGCACACAGTAAGACAAGTGTCACCAAATACATGATAATCAACGTGTTTAACTTTAGCATCGATTAAGTCAGGAGTTAGACGAGGTGCATTTAAACCTTTATCTTGGATTTCTTTTTCAATAGCTTGCTCAGACATTAGAAGATTTCCTTACTGTAGTCATCAGAGTTTTGTTTTTCAACTGCTTCTTTAGATGGTGTGTTACTACCACGCGCACCCTGGAAGTTTGGTTCTTCTGGAGCTTTCGCACCAGGCGCAATCTTTTTACCTTTACCAAGATAAGTTGCTACTTCATTAAGGAATTCATCGAATTGAATTTCACCAGCTTCAAGCTTACGTGTAATACGCGGTGGAATGTCGTTTGCAATCACTTCATCACTCAAGTTGATGTCTGGATTGTCTTTGTTGAATTGCTCTAATTGAAGACCACGACGTTCAACTTCAGTAAGCTTAGAAGCTTCTTCAGAGATAGCCTGACGCTTCTCTTGAAACTGCGTACGTTTCTCACCTTCGATTTTAGCAATCTCAGAACGCCAAGCATCTGGGTCTTGTACTTTTAGTTCTTCAAGACGAGCTTGCTCTGAATTTGATAAATTTGATACAGCGTCACTTTCCCATGAAGATGCTAACTTTTCGTTCTCAGCTTCAAGTGCTTTTAGACGTTGTTGATTTTTTGTATACGCACCTTGTGTATCACGACGACGTAATTCTGCTTTAGCTGCAAATGCCAAAGCTTCATCTGTACCTTCTGGAAGTACAAGCTTACCATCATCACTCTTAGTTGTAGCAGCGATAACTTCATTTACCCGACTTTCAAAAGTCGGAGTACCTTGTTCTGTTGACATGGTGAATTCCTCGTTAACTGTGGTTACCATTAACCACTAAGTGATTAGACAAGTCACTTGTGACCGTCTAAAAACATTATATAATAAAGTCGTTTACTTGTACAATGTTTTGTCATATAATTTATATAAGTTTAATAGATACTGGTAATTAATATGGCAATCTTTACTTTCAGCACCAAGGACAAGCGTCCTGATGATGCACAACTAATAAAAGATATTAAGCAACACTGTGAACGTAAGAACATGAACTTCTCTGGTTTAGTAGTTAATTTATTGCGTGAGTATAAAGCAAAGAATGTAGATAAGGTCTCTTAATATGGATGATACGCAGAAATATAGAGTCATATCTAAATTACAAAAGGATATGGCGCCAAAAGATATAGCTGATGAACTAAATGTTAGTTATGGTGGTGTACTTAAGCTAAAAAGAGAATTTGAAGAAGCTAAAGTAAATGGTACGATTGATGCGTTGTTAAATACTGATAAGTTGATACTTACTGAAGTTGAAGAAAAACTAAGTGATTTGCCAACAGTAAAGGCAGAGATAAATGAGTTAGCTAAAGGTGTTGCTGGTCTTGAACATTTGAGTGAAGAGTTGCAACAAACTGCTTTAATTATTAATACGCGCGTACGTTCATTATTACTAAGTATCGACCATCTATCAGAACTTGAGATTGCAGCTGACGTATTATGTAAATTACAATCAGCATTCCTTAATAAGAATATGACTCAGGTTAATGTACAGAACAATTACGGCGATAATGAGTCTCCCAAGTACAACCAGTTCTTGTCAGATAGACCACAGGATTAGTATATGCAGAATTTACGAATTACAGAAGAGCAGTTTAATGAGCTCTATCCTGACTTAGAAGGTTATTATGGCTTCTTCGACAACCCTCCGCCGGCGGGACTATCCTCCGAAGAATTTGAGCGTCGTTACTTAAGTAGTAAATTATGGCGACTGAACAATCTTTACTACGTTATCGATAAGTACGGTAAGCCAGTAGTATTCAGAATGAACTACGCGCAACATAAAGTGTATGCAGCAACAAGAGAGCATCCACGTGTTATTATATTAAAGTCACGACAACAAGGTATTTCTACATTCTGGCTTGTATGTTACTTCGACGATGCAGTGTTTGCACCGTTTATGAATATTGGTCTTATGGCACAAGGTACAGATGAAGCATCAACACTACTTGAAAGAACTAAGTTTCTATGGGACATGTTAAATGAAGATGTTAAACGCTTCATTGGCGTACGCCTAGAGAAAGATAACACCAAAGAGTTCTCATTTAGTAATGGCTCAACTATATTTATTCGCGTATCATTCCGTTCTACAACGCTACAGAGACTTCATATCTCAGAAATGGGTAAAATAGCTAATATGTACCCTAAACGAGCTAAAGAGGTTAAGACTGGTACGCTTCAAGCATTAGCTAAAGGTAATACCGGAGCCATCGAGAGTACGGCTGAAGGTAAGAACATGTTTAAGGACATGTGGGAAGAGTCTGTATTAGCTCATAACTCTGGTCAAATGACGCCTAAGGATTTCATGCCAATATTCCTCTCGTGGTTAGACGACCCAGATTGCCTCTTAGATGTGAACCAAGCTGTAGATGAAGAGGCACAAACTTACTTCGATGAACTTGAGATGAAGACCGGACGCAAATTAACGCGTAAGCAGAAGAACTTCTGGGTAGCACAACGACGTGAGCTTGGTGGTGACATATTCCAGGAATACCCAGGTACACCTGAAGAAGCATTTACTGCGTCACGTGACGGTACATTCTATGCGCGACAGTTCAATGAAGAAGTAGTTCGCAAAGGTAACGTTCAACAAGGTCTATATGACGAGAATTTACCCGTTGATGTGTATGTTGACCTCGGTGTCGATGACTACTTTGTATTAGCTTTCGTACAATGGTACCGCGGTAAATGGCGTGTCATAGCTGAATATTGGAATAACGGTTATGCATTAGCTCATTATATGGACTATATCAGAGACAGTGGATATGACGTAAGAGCTGTTAGATTCCCACATGATATTAAAGTGCGTGAACTTGGGACAGCTAAAGGTGGAGGCCGCGCGAAAAGCCGTTATGATGTAGCACTTGAGTACAAGAAAGAGAATGATCTTATGTGGCGCTTAGATGTGTTGCCAAGAGCGAGTATTGACAACGGTATCGAAGCTGTTCGTCGTATCATACCTAATCTTATGGTGGATGCTTCTTGTAAGTATATAATTGACTGTTTCCTTAATTATAGTAAAGAGTGGGACGAAAAACTTCAATGCTGGAAGACAACTCCTGTACATGATGAGTATTCTCACGGTGCTGACGTTCTTCGACAGCTCGCAGGTAACACGATAGAAAGTGCGGAACAGCACCAGTCGAAACTGGAAACGTTCTATGGACACAGACAGTCAAACACAGGTGGATTTGCACTATGATTATACGACGCGAGCTAATAGTAGCAGTAGATGTAAACGGCGCTATAGGAAGTAAAGGTGGACTAGGTTTCTCATGCAAAGAGGATATGGCTTGGTTTAAGTGGTATACTATGGGTAAGACGTTACTATGTGGAAAGAACACATATACTACTATAGCTAATCTACCTGGACGAACTGTGAAACAACTAAGTAGAGGTGAGGAATACCCGGAGGGTTGTTATGTAGGAGGCGGGCAAGTATACTCTAGTGTAATTGGGATAGTAGATAGGGCTGTTGTGACATTCCTGAACACTGAGATAAAGAACGCGGATACATTCTTTGACTTGCGGGAACTTACACAGTTTGGGCAGAGTATGACTGTTAGGGATGAGTCGTGGGGACGTGTGGTCATTTATGAACGCTACTGAGTACTTTATATAAATTTATTAACATACTTTCTTGGAGTAAATTTTAATAGTTGTGTTAGCATTTATATAAATTTATTAATATACTTTAGTGGATGTAAATTTTAATAGTCGTGTTGTATGGACAACTACTAGGCCGAATCCTCCCTAGGGGCCCAGAGCTCCACACTTCTAGACGTCTAAACACCTACACTTCTTTACCTCTAGAGCTCCATACTTCTAGACTTCCAAACATTTAGACGTCTATACCTCTAAGCTTCCACACTCCTAGACATCAATACTTCTAGATTTCTAGACGCAAATGCCAAATAGCTCTAAGCATATTCCAAATCAATCTAAGATAATCCTTTACTTTCATTCAATAATACGTTATTCACGTGTGCGCACGTTTAATAAAAGAAGTAATTCCATTTAGCTATAAGCTTATTCCAAAATGTTATTTAATTAATCGTTTACTTTTGAGAATCAGACGACATAATTAATTTCAAGAGCTGAGTGATTGAGCTCTAAACACTGAGAGGAAAATAAATTCAAAATAATGTTTACTTTTCCGAATCACGTGACATAATTAATTCCAAGGTTGAGCACAACGTTCAACTAAATAATGTCGAAGGAGACATATTATGACTACTGTTAAAAAACAATTTGAAGAACTTTACGCCGTTCTAGAAGAAAACAAGAATAAGAAAGTATCTACTATTCTACCTCAACTAATTGAGTTGATGAGTAAGAAGAACAATGCTAGCGGTCAAGCCAATACGTTCATTAAAGACGATGAAGGCAATGTTGTAGCGATTTATTGTTACTACCATAAGAAGTGGGAGCTTCTATCGGATGTTGAGTATGGTAGTAAGAAAGGTACTGCAACGGGATACAATACTATGTGTAAAGAAGGTGTATCTAAGTGGACTAAACAACAACGAGTGAAGAAAGCTCAAGAAGCGGAGCTATTAACTAAGGTTAGTAGTGGTGAACTCGCTGTTGAGGACATCGCAGTGGAACAAGCTCGAATTCTTGAAGAATCTAAAGTAATTCAACCTCGTGAAGACGAGCATGGTTTTGATACTGCCGAAGAAGCTCTTAACTAAATAAGTAGGTTTATAGTAAGGCTTGCCATTATAGTAGGCCTTACCATTAAGTCTATTTATAGGAGACACAACAATGGCTTATGTATATCTATTTGAACCATGTGAACTAAGTGAAGAACTTATAGAGCAACTTACTCAATTGTCTATCAATGTTGAACATGAAGAGGAGCACGATATTTATAGAGTTCTCTTTCATTGTGAATATGAGGCTGAGAAGTCGCTTAAAGACTTTGGCTTGAGTGATACTTACTTTGACTCTTGGTATGAGAATTAACCTAAGTATATTAGCGAGTGGTGCACCTTAATGATCGTGACTGGGAAAC